CCCTCAAATTCACCATCCGCGTCAGGTTCTTTTTTCAACTCGAAAGCGGCGTGTTTGTGTTCAATCATGCGTCTGCCCCGTATAGGTTTGTTACGTTATAACATAACAAAGGGCGGGGCGCTAGTCTGCATGGAAAAAGCCGCCCCGTTAGGAGCGGCTCTGTTTATCTTTATTGGTGAGTGGCGTTAGGCGTCCAATTGAACAGACTTAGCCATACGCCTGACAGCTTCTTCCACAACCTCAACAACCGCATCATCCACGCCAATTTCCTTGATTTTTTCTCGGATTAGATTTCTAATTTCCGCCTCAATCATTGCGCGATATTGGTATTTCATTTCTCGGAATACGCCAGCGGTTTCCGATATAAACTGCGCCTTTGTGGAGTCTAAAACATTGGCGAGAAACTCCTCGTTATCAAAGGATTGCATCTCGTGCCCGTATTGTATGGCAATTTCATCTTTGTGCTTTTCGTAAAAATCACAAAGCGATTTGAAGCCTTTCTTGCCAATGCCTGGCATTCTTTTTATCCGCCTGTGACCTTGGCTATAGTACCCCTCCGACATTAGGTCGCAAAACTCAAGCAACGTCAGCCCTTCGCCAATCAAGGCGTTTTGCGTCATTGTTGAAATTCCATCAACTTTCGGAAATTTTGAAAAGTCCATATTCATTTCTCCAAAGGTGTGTTAACAGTCTTTGGACACTTGCACACAAAACACAGTGTTGCAACACTTATTCTCTGACCACCCAGCCCATAGCGCAACGGCAGTTGATAACCTGTGCAGCTTCCGCGCCGGGGTCACCCGGATACATCAACGCTTCGCCGCCGATGTCAAACGGCACGTCCTTGGCCACTATCTGCCCGTTGGCTTCTCTGTGGTCGTCCCGCGTGCGCTCGTCTTCTGCGCTGATCCATTCTTTATCCAGCAATAAGCCCGTTTCATCCGCAGCGGCAAACGCCCCATAGTTAGCGGCTCCGTGCGTTTCCGTTCGTGCAATCATCGCCGCGCGCGCCGTGGTCATAATCGGCACAGCCTCGCGCACCAGCTTTGCAACACCGAATTGCCCAAGCCCTTCCTGATAGCCACGGTCAACCGCATTCAAGATTTGTTGCCGCGTGGTGTCTGCCACCTTGGTTATTCGCGACCGCAACATCTCGCTTGCGATATAGCCCAAAGCAATCCGCGCCATTGTTCCTGCGAAGTCCTTAGTCTCAAGCGCCTGCCCGCTATCCTTGCCTTGCTGCACAACGCGCCCGCCAAACACCGCCATAGTCGCGATTGCCATTGCCTGATAAAGCGCGGTAAGCCGGTCGATATGGTCGCGCGCAAGCGGCACCTCGCCCGTGTATTCGTAGACGTCCAGCATATCCCGCATGGCCCGCGCTAATTCAGCACGCACGCGCCGCGCAAATCCATCTTCTAGACGATCCAGCAAGATCACCTGCCGCCTTTGTTCCCGGCGCGGGTTTTGGTCAATTAGTCTGCGCATCATTTGCCCTTTGGCGGCGACGCATCCGTGCGAAGCGGTGGCGGTGACGCACCATAAACCCATGCTTTGATGTCATCCGGCGTCAATTCAAGTTTGGCGATATTTTCGTCCTTCAAAAGACTTTCAACTGCCATATCCAAGCTAACCTGCGATGAATTGACCAACAGCGCATCGCCCCCAGCGATAGGCTTGTAGCCCTTCAATTCGCGGCGCTCGTTAATGGTCAAATCCGTAGCCCGATCCGCCATATCCCAAAGCGTTTGCCGCTTTTCAACAATGGCGGGGATCTGGTCAAGGTCCGGCTTTAGCATCAACTCGCCGCCGGTCAGCCATTCAGACCAATCCTGCGCAATCCAATCCAGCAACGGGACAACGGTATCTTCCCAAAACGCAAGACGCGCCTCGGCATAGTTGGAATAGGTATTGTCGCCGGGAATGCCAAGCAATTGAGGCGGTACGCCAAAGCCCAAAGCAATATCACGCGCGGCGGCGTTCTTTGCCTCTATAATCCCCATATCCGTAGGGCTAAGGCCCATTGCCTTCCAATCAAGCCCGCCCTCTAGCAACATGGGCCTGCCAGCGTTTTTAGAGCCTGAATATTGCTCGTCCATTTGGGCCTTGAGGCGGTTAAATGCCTCGTCGCCCATTGCCCCATCACCAGCCATGACCAATGCACCGGAAGGCCGCGCGCTATTCTGCAATAGCCCCTGCATCCATGCCATAGCCTCATTATGCTGGTCGATTGCATATGCCGACGCCTCGACTGGTGACAATCCATACCAATCATCTAGCGGGTTAAACATGCGGATATGCCGAATATCGCAATCTTGCGTTTGCTCGTCCGCATCCCATTGATGCTTGCGGCCATTCATTTCGTAGGTGTACCCGCGCGGAAAGCCTGTGTAGCTTGGCAACACCTTCATGCGGTCAGGTCGCAACTGGTACAATTCCCGCACTTGCTGCCCAACCTTCACCCGCTCCTCATATCCATTGCCGGACAATAGCAGGTAGCCGATCTTGGCTTGAATGTATTGCGCGCCCGATTGCATGGGGTTTGGGCGGTCGAGTAGGTTCAAGACTTCATGATCAATTATTTCAGTCTCGCCGCGCCATAGCGTCCATCGCACGGATGCAACGGCATCTGCAATGCGGTTAACGGCCTGATAGGCTACCACGTTACGCCGATAAGCCTCGTCCGCAAACGCTTTATAATCACGATTTGACCATACAGCCTCGCCCGGTGCCATAACCATCATTGCGCCGGTCGCGCTGGCCTTTTGTTCAGTGCGTCTGAAAATGCGTGGGAATTTCATGCGGTGGCCCTTATACAGTTTGCGGCATGTTACAATATAACGCTGTGAAAGGCTATAGCGCGCGAATGCGGGGGGTTGATGATGATACTACCGGATAATACGCCATAACCACCGCATCGGCAAGGTTGGGGCTTCGAGTGCCGGGCGGTGACTTGTCCACCACTAGCTTAAGCGCCCCGGTTGATCGTGACGCCGTGGCTTGCCCCAACTCTTTTTGCAACTCTCGCAGTTTCGGCAATGACGCGGGCAAGCTGATCATATCATCGGGATCGAATGTCAGCCCCTCATTTATCGCGCGGTATGTCCGTTCAAAACGGCGGCGCAACTCCCACCATGCCTGAGCCTTGAGGTTGCTGTAGAAGTCCTTGTTGATTGGGGTTTGTCTGTCGGATGGGTCTATGTGCTTATCTGGGTGCTGTACCCCAGCCCCGGCAGACCATGGCGTAAACGTCAGCCCGCGCGGCATATCACCTGTTGCCTCAAGGCGGTTTGCCTCTGATTTCACGCCAGCGCCCACGCCAACACTATCGTATTGCACCGATACCGGGCCGCGCCCTTGTAGCATCGCCACGGCCTTGCGGGTGGTTTCGCCCGTATCGCCCCTTGACCAGTCATCAACAGCTTCCAGCACTGCCCCCTTGCGGATGGCTAGCGCGTTGCGGTCACCCCCATCATCGGCAACATCAAGCCCGGCGATAGTTGCGCCGGATGCGGTAAAGCCTAGTTTGATATGCGCGTCAATGGCAGCGCTAATCCATTCAGCAGGGATGATAACCCCGTCAACCGATGCCGCATAGTTCCGGTCAACCTCCTGCGCGAATACATGCGATAGCCCGTCTGCATCGGCCTTTTTCTTGCGGGCCAAATACCACGCATCATCCTTTAGCGGGTGATCACGCCAATCCATGACAAAGACGTTCGTGACGCCCTTGTGCGCTTCCCCGCCATCCCATTCCTTGCCAGCCTCGCGCCTGCGGTGGAACACGTTCCCAAGCCCGTTAACGCTGGATATGTCTATCTGCACTCTGGTATTGTCAGCAAGCGCAGCCTCGATCTTTTCGGGGCGCTCGTAATGCGCGGCCTCATCCTTGAAGTAGATCAGCTTTCGCCCGCCCCGCCCGATGTTATCGCCAGCCTCGCCCGTGATCGTGCTGCCGTTGTCTGGATTGATAATCCGCATGAATGGCATGTGGTCTTTTTCGTTGAACCCCTTGGGCCAAAACTCGCGCGGCAATCGCCGTATCAGGATGCGCATTTTCTCGAATATGCTGTCAGGATCGCCTAGCTTGTCGACAAGCTGCTCTTTTCGCGACCCCCACCCCACAGCCGCGCCGGGATAGAAGCGCCAAAGCCATACAGAGAAAGCCGCACAAACCCAAGTCGCGCCCATATCGCGGGCTTTTTCAACAAGTCCGTTTTCCTCCGCCGCCATGACGGCTTGCAAAAACTGGATAAACTCACCTTGTCGCTCGAACATAATAAACGGCATGTATGCGGGCTTACCTCGTCCGGCGTTGCGCGGGTCATAGGTGTCCGCCCAGTGCGTGATAAACTCAACAGGCCGGGTGCGGTAGTATTCCAACGCCCCTGCAAGCTGTATCTGGTCTTTGCGCATATGCACAAGCCGATCATAGCGCCATGCCCAGACGTGAACATAGTTACCGGGCCAATCACTCGCCTTTGGGATTGATGGCGTTTGCATAAGCTTCTGCTGCTTGTTCCGGCGTCATGTTGATGGTGACCGCTTGCGGCGTCATGCTGCCATCTGGTGAGGTGTGTTCAGTCTTTGACCGTGCAGGCGCATCAAGCCCAAACAATGCAACCTTGCCTTTAACGGCTGCAACGGCGGCGCTAGGGTTAGCTTCCTGCACTGCCAACACCCTCGCCGCCTCGTATTCAGTGAATGCATCCTTGACGGTGTAAAGCGCCAATTCGGCAGCTTGGCTTTGCAATTCGCCAACCCTTACCCTTATCTTAGGGTTTCGCATTAACTCCGATGCGGCAACGTATATCGTTGAATGTTGGGTCGCGGCCTTGACATCATACGCGCGGCGATACGCCTCGGCGGCGTTCCCTGTCTCAACATAGGCAAGCGCAAAGGCTTCCTGTTTTTGTGTGAGTGCGTCTTTATTCATGCCGCAACCTTACCCTATCCAGCCTGATTTGTCACGCCTGTTCGCCCAGCGCCTTGAAACATGCGACTTCGTATAACTCGCGAAACTGTCGGATGCTGTCGGCTTTGTTTTCGTCGTATGTCATAAATGGCGCTTGGAATGCCCCGATAACCATCGCTTGGATTTGCGGTTCGTCGCTGATTTCCATCATATCCGACATTTTAACGCCAGCTTGACGGCCTGTCATGATTGACTGGGCAAGGTTGCCAAGGCTCTTGCATGTTTCGGCTGTAAATGGCTCATTTGCCATTGCTGGAGTTGCCATGATGAATGCGGTTAGTGCGATTGATGTCAGTTTCATGTGTCTTTTCCTTTATTGCGTTGCGTTGTGTGTTCGTGTCGCGGGTGGCAGAAATGGGCCAAAATCCTCCCCACACGGTGTTAGTGATTGCGGTTTATGTCACCTGCCCCCGCGCCTCTTACTAACTTAGCGCCAGTTTATAGCCATGGTCGGGCTAGTGCATCATGCAATAATCAGTATCACACCAATCACGCCTATGCCAATACCTATTACAATTCCAGATAGTACGTCTGCCCAGTCTGTCATGTGTCCATTTCCTCTTGCGGCATTGCTGTTGCCAAGATGTTTACGGCGTCGTCAAACGCTTGTACACTTTCCGCGTATTCAATGCAAAGCCAAAGATCATCTATCGTTAACCCTTCGCACAATGCCTGCGCAATAGTGCCTTTGACGTGATCTATGATTGTCAGGGTCATTTAACCTTTGCCCGTGCTTTGTTGCTGGCGGCTGCGGCTGCTCTTGATGCTGCCTTTGATTTCTCTGGATCGTAGATACCCATGCGCTTGATGTGATTGCCGACGGATCGGCGGGAAACGCCCACGGCAAT